GTTTGTTTAGTGCAAGGTTATCCAGATCGTGCTTAGCAAATGTGTTTCTTAATTTATTTACTTCACGAAGTGCGTTTTGTTTTTCGGCTTCTAACGTACCAAGACTCGCGGACAGCTGTTCTTGTTTTGCTAGGTATTGTTTGATGGATTCGTTTTGCTCGGATATTTTTGTTTCCAGGATTATCTGATTACCTTTGAGAGTGGATATCTGGTCTAATAAGAACCACGAACCCGCCAAAGATGCCGCCAATAGGACTCCGAGAACCAAGCTAAGTTTAAAACCCATCCCAAAAGTATAATCGTAAAAAATTTTTTCGCAAAATTTTTTCACTAGGGACTTATTTGAAAACTACTTGCAAAAGAGAGCCCAACACCAAGGGAGGGCGGGTGGGACCCGCGACTCGCACGAAAAAGGGGGTATGGGGGTCTTGTGTTGCAATCTGAGGTGGGAATGGGATAGGGTCGATAGCTATGGTCAGGGGTAAGAATGGATCAGGGGTCAGTAGAGAGTGAGCGATTCGCACGAGTGATCATTGAATCGCGGACATAAAAAAGCCCACTGAGTAGTGGGCTTTGGTGGGTGGTGTGGTCTTAGCTGACTAAGACTTTCACACCATGTTTGCCCCAGTCATCTGCACCTCGCATTTTGCTGATGTAGGTTCTGAGGATCTTGCTCGGGGTCTGCTCATAAGCATCGCCTGATGCATTACACCATGCAATGTCACCATCAGCAGTGACAGAGAAGTCATCAATCTGCTTAACAGTAGCTGAGCCACCTTGCTCGTGCAAGTAAGCTAGAACAAGCTGGACTTGTCTAGGTGCAACAACCATATCTTGCTGAGCATTCTCAGTAAGAGTCAGAGTCATCGTCTGAGCAACTCCACCGCCACTTTTACCAGTCGGCTTGAAAGGGTTAGAAGAAACCACTTTAGAAGTGGCAGTTTTTTGGTTAGATTTATTCATAATCTTTTCCTCAGCGGTTAATATTAGTTAGGTATCAAAAAAGAACCGCTTTACTTAATTGATACAGTCATCATGCCTTAAACCGCTTTACTTGTAAAGCAATAAAAGAATAAAAGAATAAAAAGATTTTGCCATCAAAACCTCATGATTCGCCCGAATGCTACACAATCCTGGGCGATTCGCACGAGTGGCTATCAGTGTATGGGAATGGGTCAGGGAACAGTGTTCAGTGGATAGAGTAGAGCAAGTAGAGTAGAGTGTAGAGTAGACCGATAGAGTCGATCCGCGATTCGTGCGACTCAGTCCGTGGTTAGTTCGCCTTCAACAACTTTTGCATCCAAAGTTCTTTTCTTGATCAGGTTCTCGAGTCGATCGAGTATATCGTCCTTGGACATCAAATCGATTTTCGCGGTAAGTATCTCGCGTCGATCGATGTAGAGTCCACCTGCCTTGCCCCGATGAACCTCGGCTGTGATGGCAGCGGATATTTGACCTTGGTCTTTTGCCTCCTCCCGTAGATCGTGGAGGGTAGAGAGGTGATTCTCTAGGGAAACTGCGTCTCTTTCCGAAGCCGCGATTTCCAAGTCGATCAAGTAATTCTTTACAACTGGGTTATGATTTAGTAATACACTGCCTTGTGTCTTCGCACCCTTGCGATCCTTCGTATATCCTGCTTTTACTGCTGCTTCAGTCGCAGTTTGTCCTTTGAAGTACTCTTTACAAAATTTCTTTTGTTTAGAGTTGAGTGGCTGCCAAATCTTACCGTTTTCGTCAACGAATCCTTTACCGTCTTCTGTTGGCATCAATGATGTATATGTCAACTGTTTCATCTTAGCTCCGAGCTTTGCATAAAGTTATTACAATCATATTAGTTTTATTAACAAATAAATAGTTTTTCTGTGCCCTCTAGGTAATCTTACCATAGTTTCTAATAGACTAATAGAAATCTATTAGTTTTGTAAAACCAAAGAACCTCTTAACCAAGAGACTTGTAGAACGAATCTATTAGTTTATTAGAGATATTAGTACTTTTGCAAAACTTTTTTCAAAAACTTTTTTAATTTTCAGAATAACAATACACATAGATTAATAGGCATAAAAAACCCCCGATCAACGAACCGTTGACCGAGGGTCAAGCCCAAGGGAGTTGAGCTTAATTAAAACAAAACCACGTACGATGTCATAATCAACAACACAAAGACCATCAAGAAAAACAGTCTCATTTTATCTGGATCGTTCATACATACCTCCTTACTATTTGTAGATGTTCTTCTGTAATAGAGTTGACATTTTCGATCGAGGCTATCACATCACCAATCTGATAGGATTTGGTTTTTTGTTCAAGATCGATACAATCACTGTCCTCTAACTCTGTTCCATAAACATCGTAAAGTAAGTCACGATCAGTAATCTTGCCTTCTAAATAATCAACGTAATTACGCTCTCGATCGAAATTCCACTCGTAATAAGTTCGCTCACCGTCCTGTACTTCTATTGTATAAATAAGCATAACTAACTCCTTTGATATAAATCTAAATAACAGTTATTTCCAAATTTCAAACAGTCTGTTTTTCTAACAAAAACTTTACCACAAACCTCACTCCAAACATCTAAGGTTGTTTCTGTTTCTTTTAAAATTTTACAGACTACATACTCTATTTTACATCCACTCCAATAGCCATAGACCACAACATTTTCTAGTATTGTGTCCGAACTATTATAGTCAGCATAATCGTATTCTGTTTTAAATACCTCGTTCATAACTACCTCCCAATAGTCTCTAAATCATTTTCAGTTATATATTGATAAGCTCCTTTGTTATAAACTGGAGCAATCTGTTTTTTACGCTGTTCCGTTAACTCGTTGGCTGCGGCTTCACCACAACCTAAACAAGTCATATAGCCAAGGCTTCTTCGTCCTTGGCTAATTGGCTCGTCACATAGAGTACAGTCGGTCATGGTGTATCCTGTTCAAACATTTCTTTTTCTGCAATACAATTATCACAAGTTATGACTATCGAAGGCATATCTCCGTGTAGTGTGTAGCCACATGAGTCACACTCTAAAGTAGAGTTTTCTAATTCGTAACATTTAAGACATAAAGTTCCTTCGTCTGTACTGAGCACATAATAATTTTCTACATCTACAGTTTTTTCTGAATATTCATCACCACAATGAGCACAACTCCATCCGTCAGGACAAGAATCAACTGCTTGTTCTTTTAGTAAAAGTGTATTCATGCTTCTTTCTTCGTAAACAATGGTTTAGCGGCAACAAACTCGGTGTTCTCAATACCGTACTTCAATACGGTGTTAACAATCAAGTTCTGCTGAAATGCACACGCCATATGCATCAGTACAGCCTCTTCAGGTATATGCTTATCGATGTAAACGTTCAACTCCTCTGAACTCTCTGGAGTCCAGAATAAATTCGACTCGTGAATCGAAAGTGGTTTAGTTTTATCGGTCATATCTTTCTCCTATAATTTTTTAACCTATATATAGTATAAAGCCGAGCAAAGCGAATAAAAGCAGCCTTGCACTACCACCAGCACACCATTACCGCACCACGTTCACTCGCACAACGTAATAACAATTCAAGGTCTTTTATTTCTTGATAAGTATATTCATACGGTGATGCATGATGTGTTTGATAAATAATCGTATCGTGTTCTAAAGTGCGTTCTTCTTCTTTAGCATCTGATTCGACCGCATGTAGTAGATCAGCTAGAGCTTGAGCTTGTTCTTTTAACTCTTGAGCTGTAATATGAGCGTCTTCGCCTTCGATATGCCAAATACAATCTTCTTGCATTAATTCATCTACTAAAGGCTCGTACCATTTACCTCGGAACGATCCGTCGGCACCATAACCACTCATCATTCCACCACATAAATTAATATCTTTTATACGTGGATCGTCTTCGTGCGTAAAATCTTTTTCGCGGTCATTACCGTGTACAACATAACAATCTAATCCCATAATTATTCCTCCGTTGGATCCCAGTTTTCGTTATCAAATATTTCAGCATGAAGTGTTTCTCTAGTCATCTCACCATTAGCAATCAACTTAATAATCTCGACATAATCGATATTTTCGGTTTCTACCCAAAACTTGACCTGTTCTTCGCTTAGTTGTGGTACAAACCTCATCTTACTGATATAGGTGTAAAGTGTTTATCATCGTAATCCCACTCGACATCTAAAGTATCAGGTAAACCGTCAACATAACCATCATGGTCATAAAACTCAGACCAAGTTTTAAATTTTAAGTCGTCAGTATCTTTACTACCATCATAAGGTATGTCGTCCCAGTGATGTTTTACTTCATCCCAATTATTAAAATGTCCTATAGGAAAACAACCTGCAATACTTAGTGCATGGTCTTCGGGAGACTCACCACTAGACCAAGCTTCTAATAAATCAGCTCGATTGTATTCTTCATGTATCCAGGGGACAAATAAATGATAAGAAATAATTAATTTTTCTTGTTTCATCAGTGCACCTCCTTCTCATCGGGAATCGGTATAAACTGCATAAAAGGTTCTTCTACATGATCCTCGGGCATCCACTCGATCGTATCAGCATTATAACTACCACTAATAGTTGCACCTTCTTCGTCATAACCAACAACGATGGCTCGATTTGCTAATGGTGTATGAAACTCAGTTAGCTTGA